AACAGACCCACAAACTTATATTACAACAATCGGTTTGTTTAATGATTCAAATGAAATGATTGCAGTAGCTAAAACTTCTCAACCAATTGTAAAATCATTTGATAAAGAGGTTTTAATTAAAGTTAAATTATCATTCTAATATAATAAATGATATATGAAAACCCCCGAAAGGGGGTTTTTTATTATAAGAATATTTATAATAAATCTAGTATAAATGATAAAAGAGATTCCTAAATCAGACATTATTGTAAGACCGATGAGGGTTTACAAAGAATGGAGTTTAGACGAGAATGATGTTCCGGTTTATTTTGCATCAACTGGTAGTGGTGGAGAATATGATATTGAAACTGACCCTAAAACAAACGGAGAAATATCAAAAAGAAGTTTGTATTATTCAATAAAATCACAATTTTATAGAAACGCGGATACTGCTTCTATATTATATGAAGTTGGGTTAAGACATTCGTATGCTTCTAAAGATGAAAGAGTAATTGGAAATGAAATTGCTGTTATTTGTGTTCCTCAAGAATATTATGGAGAAGGTATTAAAGTTGGTTCGGTAGTATTAACGGATGATTTACTTGGTTCAACTAAAGTATATACCGATGATGGACATTCCAATTTAATTGATTCTGCCAGTAATATAAAAGGTAATATATTTTATGATAGAGGGATGGTAGTGATGACCGATGGTATTGTAACTGGTTCATCGTTTACTTCATCTTTTAGATTAGATTTTCGTTCTACAAAGACAATATTTGAAAATGAAATATTTTTATCGGTATTAGAAAATGAATTTAATTATTCACAAAACCCATCGGCGGTTTATGAAGATGGTGGTAAAAAGATTCAAACAATAATTAATAGACCTGGAAATACTTTACCTAATGATTTGGTTACATCTTCTTTTTATGATCCGGGTATTAAATGGGTTAGAGGTAAAAAACATCCATTTACATCATCATTAAATCCTAACGTATTTGGAAGTTTTGATGACTATATGTATAGTGGTTCGGTAGACCCAACTGGTTCATATTTAGCTCCATATATTACAACAATTGCGTTATACGATAATGAATTAAATATGATAGCAGTAGCGAAGTTACCTAAACCAATAAAATCGTTACCAGACTATCCATTAAACTTTATAGTAAGATTTGATACTTAAATCGGTTTTCTTTTATATTTATATGTAAATAACACAAAAATGTCAAAATTAGTAGACTTATATAACAGCTTCAACGGTGGTGGCTTACAAAACGATTGGACAAAGGCGAAAGCTCGTACTTCAAAAGACCAAACTCCATATTCAACTGGAACTATTCCTGGAGGTAACCCTACCCCTACATTTGGAAATCCTGACCCTGCGGTATTAACCGATGCTAAATTAAAATCTGGTAGAAAAGGTGAACTAGGTAGTGACCCAAAACCATCACCTGGAGTAAAGATACCTGGATACGGTCCTGGTGATAATGAATACACTAAAAAAGTGAAAAAAGGATAATCCAAAATGTCTTGGAAATTTAATGGAAATATTGTTACAGAAGAAACCACACCTGAAGGTGCGGTTGGGTTTGTCTATAAAATGATACATACCCCAACCGGTAGATTCTATATAGGTAAAAAATCTCTATCTCAAACCAGAAGATTAAAGCCGTTAAAAGGAAAGACTCGTAGAAGGGTTGTAAAGAAAGCATCCGATTGGGAAAAATACTATTCATCAAACGAATGGATTAAATCGGAAGTTAAAGCTGGAAACGCTGGTGATTTTGAAAGAGAGATTATTCAGTTTTGTTTCTCAAAGAAATCATTATCATATTACGAAATTAAATGGCAGTTTCATTACGATGTACTTGCCAACGAACAAGCAATAAACGAAAACCTTATGGGAAAGTTCTTCCGTAGGGATATAATAAATCAATAGTTATGACAATTTCAGACATTTGTAACAAATACGGAATCTCCGATTCTTATTTAAATTCAAAAGATGATGCACATTCGGTAGCGGCTGCATCACTATTAGACCTTAAAAATATGGTCCTTCAAAATAAACCTAGAGAAGAAGTAGCTAATAAACTTCAATTTTTAGCCGATTTTCTTATTGATATCAAAAATTCTCACGGAGGTTAATTAAATTTGGATATATCCGAAAAATGTTGTATATTTACATAGTTTTTGTGGATATAACCAAAATTATGTTATCGGGTAAGAACAAATTAAAAATAATCAATATATTAGACTCTGCATTGGGAGTTGGTTCATCCTTAAAGGGAAATGAGCAGGCACACCATTGTCCTTTTTGTAATCACCATAAAAAGAAACTACAAATCAATTTGGATACTCAAAGATGGCATTGTTGGGTATGTGATTCTAAAGGTAGGAGTATAACATCCCTTCTTCGTAAACTTAACGTAGATATTAGGGATATTGGTGTTGTAAAAGATGTATATGGCGATGAACCAGAATACGATTCAAAAGAGGAATATGTAGCAAAATTACAATTACCAAAAGAATTCAAACAATTATATTTTAAACCAAAGGGTATTAATCCATCGTATAATCAGGCAATACATTACTTAAATAAAAGNGGTATTANACATGCTGATATAGTAAAACATAATATNGGATATTGTGAAGATGGNCTTTATGGTGGAAGGGTTATTATACCTTCTTATGATGATACCGGTGACCTTAATTATTTTGTAGCTCGTTCTTTTTATGAAGATGAGAAAATGAAGTATAAGAATCCACCAATTAGTAGAGATGTAATTGTATTTGAGAATATGATTAATTGGAACGAACCAATAACATTAGTTGAAGGAGTGTTTGATTCCTTCTCGGTCAAAAGAAATGTAATTCCGTTGTTGGGTAAGTTCTTACTCGGCAAACTCAAAAATAAAATTATGGAAAAGGGTGTTAAGGATGTAACAATTATGTTAGATTCTGATGCCGTAGAAGATTCCACTAAACATACTGAATGGTTTCAAAAGAATGGAATCAAAGTTAGGAATATCATACCAACCGATAAAGATGCGGGTGAGATGGGATTCCAAAAAGTAAATGAATTATTAAAATCCGCCAAAGAAACCAGTTGGGATGATTTGGTGTTAGCAAAGTTGAATAATATATGAGTAGATTAAAAAGGATTTACCACATCGCGGATATTCATATTCGTAATGTAAAGAGACACAAAGAATTTAGAGATGTATTTGAAAAAATGTTTGAGGAAATTCGTAATAGAGGTACGGAAGATTCTCTTATCTATTTGGCAGGTGATATTGCACACGCTAAATTAGAAATGTCACCTGAATTATTAAAAGAAATAAGTTGGTTATTAACCGAATGTACGAAACATTGTGAAACTATTCTTATTGCTGGTAATCACGATTGTAATATGAATAATTCCGATAGATTGGATGTACTTACTCCAATTGTAGAAGCATTAAAATTACCAAACCTACATTATTTAAGAGATACTCAAGTTTACGCAATCGGAGATGTTGATTTTGCAGTATTCAGTATATTTGATAACAAAGATAATTGGCCAAAAGCCGATACTCTATTTGGAAATAAAAAGATTGCACTATTTCACGGACCTGTGGACCACTCACAAACCGATATTGGTTATGTAGTATCATCCAGACACTTCACAACTGATATGTTTGATGGTTACGATTTAGCCCTATTAGGTGATATCCACAAAAGACAAGAACTAATCTCCCCTAAAGGATGTAAGTGCGTTTATGCAGGTTCGTTGGTGCAACAAAATTTTGGAGAAACCCTTGATAAACATGGGTTTTTAGTTTGGGACTTAGAAACATTAACATATGAAGAAGTTGATATTAAAAACGATTATGGTTATTATACCATGGATATTATCGCAGGAGTTGTTCCTGACGTTACTGATTTACCTACTTATCCAAGGCTTAGGGTAAGATTTTCTGAAACTGATGCGGCAGATACTAAAAAGGCAATCACCGAAATCAAAATGAAATACGGTGTAGAAGATTTCACTGTAATTAAAACCGATAGTTTACAAAAGAAAAAGACAGGTGATAGAGATAACCAATTAGAGTTAGAAGATATTACCGATATAAATTATCAAAACTCCCTAATTACGGATTATATCGGAAGAATGATGCCGTTTGCAACACCGGAAGATATAGCAGGAATACAATCCTTAAACAAAGAAATTAATAGTAGAATTGTATTAGATGATATAGCAAGAAACATACAATGGAAGCCGGTAAGATTTGAATTCTCCAATATGTTCTCTTATGGTGAAGATAACGTAATCAATTTTGACAAGGTAAATGGATTGATGGGATTATTCGCACCAAATGCAAGTGGTAAATCATCTCTATTTGACGCAATCTCATTTTGTTTATTTGACAAATGTAGTAGAGCATTCAAAGCGGCAAACATAATGAATAATCGGAAAGCGGACTTCCATTGTCAATTAGATTTTCAGGTTGAAGGAGTAGAATACTCTATAAGGAGAGAAGCGAGAATCGTTAATAAAGGAAAGAACGTAAAGGTAGATGTTCAGTTTTGGAGAACTGTGGACGGGATAGCCGAATCACTTAATGGGACGGAAAGAAGGGATACAAACTCTGTAATTGAAGGGTATGTAGGAAGGTATGAGGATTTCGTAATGACTGCACTATCCTTACAAGGAAACAACGCCCTATTCATTGATAAATCACAATCAGATAGAAAGGATTTACTTGCTCAATTTATGGGATTGGATATATTTGATAAGTTGTATGAAGCGGCGAGTGAGGAGATTAAGGAAGTTGCTGTACTTATCAGAAATTTCAAACGTACTGATTTTACTTCGGAATTGGCGACGAAGGAAACCGACCTTCAAACTAAAAATGAAGAGTTAAAAGAGTTAAACGGTATGTTAAAAGCCGATTCGGATTCAAAAGAAAAAATCCAAAACCAAATATCCGATTTAAAGGAATCTATTGTACCAATTGATTCAAAGTTAGAACTACAATCCTTGGAGGATTTAAAGGGTGTTATTAAAGACAAAATTGAAATCAATAAAACTAATAGGACAGATAAACAAACCAAAATCTTGGAGTACCAGTACCTTTTAGGAGAGGTTTCTCAATCAATCAATGAACACACCGAAGTAAATGGGATGTCAATAGATGATGCGAAGAAACAATGGGATTCACTAAAAGGACAGATATCAGATGTTCAACAACAAATAGATAAATTAGAAGCTCAATATGAATCTAATTTAGAAAAACTAAAACATTTGGAACAACATGAATATGACCCAAATTGTAAGTTTTGTATGAACAATGTATTCGTAAAGAATGCGATTGCTACAAAAGAGATAGTGGTAACACAAGAAAAAGAATTAGAAGAATTAAATCTAACACATAGTTCTCTTATCAAATCAATCCAACCATATTCGGATGTAGATAGTGTTTGGGATAAACTTTTGGAATTAAGAAACAAATATCAAAAGGGAGTTGTTGTTTCTGAAAAAGCAGAAGCTGAATTAGATGGGTTGAAAACTCACTATGAACTTCTTTTAACTCAATTGGATAATGTACAATCAGATATCCGTAGATATTATGATAATCAGGCAACAATAGAGAAAAACAAAGCAATCAACGAAGATATAAAGAAGTTAGAAACTGATAAAAAACAATTGGAAATCTTAATAAAAGAAACAAATAGAAAAATTCTAAATCTAACCGGAGAAATTGGTTCTATTGAATCATATATCAATACTACAAAGAATAAAATACAGGAAGTAAAAGATTTAGAAATAAAAAATGATTTGTACACTTATTATTTAGATGCGGTTAAGAAAGATGGTGTACCATATGAACTTATTACCAAAGCACTTCCNGCAATTGAAAACGAAGTGAANAACATATTAGGACAAGTAGTAGATTTCTCAATCTCTATGGATACCGATGGAAAGAACATCAACGCTAGAATCGTTTACGAGGACCAGGAATGGACATTAGAGATGTGTAGTGGTATGGAGAAGTTTATATCAGGTCTAGCGATTAGAGTGGCTCTAATTAACATCTGTGGGTTACCAAGACCAAACTTCCTGGTAATCGATGAAGGGTTCGGAACNTTNGATGCGGATAANCTATCTTCATTGTTTATGATGATGCAGTATCTTAAAACTCAATTTGATTTTATTTGGGTAATTTCNCANTTAGAACAAATGAGAGATATTGTAGATGGNCTTATTGANATTAAGAAAGTAGAAGGNTTTTCTAAAATTAAGTTCTAGAANTAACTGGTAATATATTTTTAGGTAGAGGTTTCTTTGAAGCTTCTACCTTTTCTTTTATAAGGGTTTCAACTAATCCATTTATTTTGTATCCCTTCTCTTTACAAAAATCCTTCAATAATTGATGAATTTCAGCATTAATTTGAATCATT